TTGGGAAATAATCTAGGCCAAACACGACATAAACTGGCTGCTTGATAGTTTAAATTTTCATGTAATGCTGTATATCCCATGGATTCTACATAAGTTTGTCCTATAAATCCTGCCGCGCGGCGCGGGGTGTTGATGTTATAGTCTGGAAATATCTTGTTTAGTGCGTCGCACCAATCTTCTACATAAGCATTGCCGTGTAGTATTTGATTTAATTGTTCTTGAGTAATCTGCATCTTTGGTACCTTTTGAAAGTGTACCAGTATTTATTCCAAGATTATGTAAGTTTTATTGCTATAGATTAGAGCATATAAATTTAGCCCAAGGGTCAGAATCTTGGGTAATCACTCTAAAATCAAATTTGTCAGGAGTAATAAACATTTTATTGGTATCTTCAAATCTACCTGATTCTATAGTATCTACCCAAATGGTATAATCAGCCGCAAAATTATCACGCATTTTAGGCAACGGCGCCACAAAATCAGCCACAACATAATCAGTTTCAAACTCGTCAGCTAATGTACGCATACGAATGCTTTGTCTTATGCGCCCTTCTTCTGAAAAATCCCAATCATCGTTGTTTTTACGTACTTCATCGGCGTTGATCCAAGCTACAGTTTTGTTTTTTGATTGTAATTCTTTTATTAAACTTTGGGCTAGAGTAGTTTTTCCTGACCCGGGCAATCCCATGATCAATATTCTTTTAGACATTTTCTTGCCCCATTTTATTCTATCCCAGATTCGTTCGTGTAACCAGTAGTAAGCAATCTTAGTGACTATTTCAATGGATGCTATACTACCAGCCATGGCTAAGTGATCAGTAATTACCCAACTGATCAAAAATGTATCCAAACTTCCTGTTAGTCTCCAGCTGACAGCTTTGAAAAAACTTCTAGAATGTGTTTCCGCCATGATGTGCCTAAAAATATATTATATATTAGACAGTAAACAAAGTCAATGCTAAATGAGACCGGCGGCAGCCTGCAAACTGATAATTGCGTTGTCACGCTCGTATACGGGTTTTGTTGGTATCCCGGCAGCTACACGCATTTCGTTCAATTCTCCGTCATGTGTTTCACGATACTTTTTGGGAGATAAGGGAACGATGCGTTCAAATTCTTCTTGACTAAATGGCACGTGTTTTTCATTGTACTTCATATGCCAATCTTTTAGTTCAAACTCTGTGAGAGTAGAAAGATCATTTAATAACTGCTCTACATGAGCTCCTGCTGTGCTGCGTCTGCGTATTTCTACATAAACCAAGTAACGATTGGGTTTTATCTCTCCAGGACTGCGATCTGCGTCTATAACAAAATCATATCCTTTTTCAAACCAAACCATGAGATCTTTGGCAGCTTGTGGATTACGTACATAAAAACTCACAACAATTATGTCGTCATCGTCGCCCATTTTACTAGTGAACTCGTCAACATGTATTTCAGGCTTTATCAAGCCCTCCATGTCCTTGTAATTTAAACTCTCAAAGACTGGGAGATTAGAATTGGGGAATGGTTTGTATAGATGGTTGTTGTTCATTGTTATTAGGGTGTGATTGTTGTCTATCTAAATCTTCTTGATAAGCGGTATCTAAATCTTTTAAGTCTATCTCTTGATTTTCCAGTTCAATACTGCCTGTTCTTATATCGCTTAACAGAGTTTTAGGCATGGTTATTTCCACTAACCATATTTTCTTTTCTATAATCTTGGCTACTTTAGTTCCAGGACGATAGTCTGACGGATCTTCTATCTTTATGGGCAACTTCATGTTGGTTCTTTTGAATTTTACGTCGCAGTCAAAAGGCAAAAGTCTACGGGCCCCTCTGGGATCAGGCATCAATTTTTCCGGCCAGAGAAACACACAAGATACTTTATACTTGCTCACTGTAGGACCTTGAACTAATTCACCTATGATCCAATTCTTGAACGCATAAACATCTAGTTCATCTAATACTCTCTCAAAATCCAAAAGAGTCAACAAGCTACCTTCGCTTAGATAAAGGTTTTTAATGTTTTCAGCGACTTGCCAGTAGTCGGCATGATCTTTGAATAAGTCGCTGTCAAAAGGTTTATTTGCCATAGTTTAGTATTTAGCTTATTATGGAATATGTGCAGAGAATGTAGAATGTTCAGTGTAGCTTAATACTTATCTGTTTTAACCTTCATTATGTAAGCACATTAAATGAATAATTTATATAGTTTAAATACTTGGGATGGCAGGGTGCTATCAAACACATCTTAACTACAAATGGAGTCACACTTGAGTAGAAATCGAGCTTTAAAATCACAGAAACGTCAAATGACATACCAAGAAAACACTATAAACTTTGAACAAGTAAAACCCATAAAGCAACGTCCTATTGATCTCGTTCCTCGAACCAAAAATCAAGAGCGTTTGGTATTGGCTTTACAAAGTTTCGATCAACATATAGTGGTAACTACAGGACCAGCAGGATCAGGAAAAACTTATCTAACCGTGTTGGCTGCTGTAAAAGCATTTAGAGAAGGAGATGTAGAACGTATAGTATTAACACGTCCAGCAGTAGAAGTAGCAGAAGAAAAACATGGCTTTTTGCCCGGAGATCTAAATCAAAAAATGGATCCTTGGGTGCGCCCGTTAACTGACATACTACGCGAGTATTATCGTCAACAAGATATCACAGCCATGATGGAAGATGGCAAGATAGAAATAGCTCCGCTTGCTTTCATGAGAGGTAGAACATTTCGAAATAGTTGGATAATTGCTGATGAATTTCAAAACAGTAGCCCCGAACAGGTATTGATGCTTATGACACGTATTGGGGAAGGTAGTAAGATTGTAATAACCGGTGATGCCAGTCAGACAGATCACAAAAGAGGTAGTAATGGCCTAGTAGATTTATGCGAACGATTACAGAGGGGAGGTGTAAAGGGTATAGCTGTATGTGATTTAGACAATCGAGACATACAGCGGCACAAGATTATTGATAGTGTGCTACGCCTTTACTCTGATTAATTAGTCTGTTTTTTTTGTGATTAACTGGTAAATTTCTTGCCAGTTTTTCACTTTAGGAATTTTAGGATGGTTATAATCAAGGTTATGACCATGCTCCATTAGTATACTGTTTAATCCCACAGCTAACCCAGTTTCGGCATTCAAAGTTTTGTCTTCAATCCACCAACACCCAGAGTCACGATATTTTTCAAGAGCATCATCTTTGTCGGCACCAGTGTCCAAGAATATAAATTTTTCAAAAGTTTGTTTACCAAATAGTTTTCGTAGATTCATTTTGCGTAAATCTTGTGCATTTTTGTTTTTGCTTAAACTAGTAATAACATGGAATTTATATCCATGTTTTTCGTTTAATTTTTTAACATAATACATACTATCTCTTAACGCTGGCAAAAATCCAATTGCCGCACTTTCATTGAATAATTTGATTAATTTCTGTCCTTGTTCATAATCAATACCATATTTTTTTCCTATATCGTATTTGTATTCGCCGCCTTCGACTTTGTTAAAACCATGCTGGTTTAAATATATATCAAAAGCATATTCCCACCCTAGTAAAACACCATCTACATCTGACAAAATTATTTTATCTTTCATTTTATTCTCAATTAGTTAGAATCCAACTACGTTTGGGCTACATCTGTATCTGATTTAATGCTGATAGGATGTCCATTTTCTTGGAACATACGTTCAATTGTAGCTGTATAGTGTTCATAGTAATAGCTAACTATGCGATCCCACTCTTTGGGCATGGCTTCGCCATTGATGGTACATTGTAATACCTTGAGTTCTTTAAAATCTAATATCACTCCCATCAGTTGCAAGTCACGTTTTTTAAGTTTAACGCCCAAGCTCATTGCTTCATCGTACTGTCCCGTGGGTTTCTTTAAATATTGAAACATTAAATATCTCATAGATTAGTAAGCTCACAAAGTGTTGCCGAGATATTGATTTCGGCGTCTGTTACCATGGCAGCATTAACCAATCCGTTACGTATGATAGTGATAGCTTGGTCTTGTTTTTCAGTATCCTGACTCCACAGATTTAGGTTGTCGTAGAACCATCTAAACATTGAATCCATATCTTCTGTGCTGGCTTGACTACAAATTATTTTGCGGCCTTCGCTAATTTTTCCAGATTTAAACAAAGCAACAGCATCCAGTTTCCAATCTTTAACTGCCGAATCGTTCTCTCCTGGAATTGCCAATGTACCAGTAATGCTATTAGGCTGTACCAAATTAAGACATTTACGCAAGTCTGGATAAGAAGCCTTAACATAACTGTCTAATGTATCTAGATCAAACTCAACATTTTCTGTGACTAATATCGTAGCAACACGAGCAGTAAATTCCGTTAAGTCGGTTTTTTCAATATGGAAACCCTGACAACGACTGTGTATAGCCGGCATAATTTTGTTGGGATAGTTACATGTCAATATAAATCTAACACTTTCACTATAGTCTTCCATGAGATTACGTAGTGCTGGCTGTGTACTATTAATATTCATATAGTCAGCTTCATCAATCAATACTACTTTAAATTTACCAAATGGCATTGTTTGGCAAAAACCTATCAGTTTGTCGACCCATTCAACTTTACGAGCATCTTTACTACCGTTAGCTGACAATACGTCATATTCATCTACTCCCAGCTCATTGATTAACAATTTGGCTAGTGTAGTTTTACCTGTACCTGGACTACCGCTTAGTAGCAAGTGCGGGATTGATCCCTGTTTGATCCAACTTAATACTTGTTGTCTTTGGCTTTCGTCAGTAAACACATATTCTGAAGCTATTTTTGGCCGATATAATTCTGTCCATAATTTATTCATATACTTCTTCCTTATCTAATATTAGTTTTACATCATATCCTGCTAATTTTACAGCCGCCAATTTTGCTTTATTTTTTTCTTCTGGTAACTGTTGCTGAACCATGAGATCATCTCGCAGAGGTTCTATCATTTTCTACGAAAGAAATTTAATAAGTTCCAAAATCTTGATTTATAAGGGTCAGATAAAATATTATCTAACAAACTGGGACGATAGGGACAGCGACCTTGCCGCCAATCGCATTTGGTTTGAATGCTTCTGTGGCATATTTCACACGTTAATTCTTCAGTATTTCCAGCAGTCTTTCTTGTTCCCACTCATTTTCTCCTGTAAATGTCGGCAATGCTTTATAAGCATCTTCTAAATAACATTTTAACAGATAAAGATCTCTTTTACAATAGCTTCCGGTAAAACCGTCGTTGTATGGGCTTGCTATTTCTTCCAAACTGTGAGAGATTGCTTGATAAGCCGGGGAAAGATTGGGTTTTATAAAACCCATTAGACTTTTTTGTCCACATGAACTGCCCCACTTTGTGTGTCGTCCTGTGGGCATTCTTCACTGTCGCTAACCAGTAGTATGTCGTTAGGATCTATCTTGCGTATAGTTTTGGCGCCTGTTTCATCTTCGATATCCAATCCACGTGTCCATCGACCGTGTGCTACCATAACCCACTGTCCCACTTTTACATCTGTTTGGTCTGGTCCTACAGCATAAACACGACCCCAGCGTGGGCGTATACCATAGCCTTTGCCGTTGTCACCAAGCAGAACAATGCCACTTTGAAGCTTTCTTCCGTCAAAGTTCATGTCTGTAATTATAATGTTGTCTTTAAGTACTCGAAGTTCTTTAATTTGATGTGGGGCAAATGCAGATTTTTTCATATCTTCCTAAGATTTTGTGGTTTTGTATTTGGTGCTTTTTCTAATTCTTGCTTGACTGTTTGACTACGTGCAATAGCCGCGGCTAACCCTCCCTTGGCGGGTTCTTCTTGGGGCACCGTAGTAGGTACTATTGCGGGCTGTACTGGATCGGGCTGAATTAAATCCGGTTGATCTATCGAATCTAATGGGCCCAATGGATCTTCTTCTATATCAGGATTTACTACAGTTCTCTGAATAGCTTTTGAGCTTGAGTGTACAGGACCTCCCGACACGTTTGTTTGTTTATTGATTCGTCGTTGAGTCTGTTTGTTGATAGGATCTATAACATTTCCTTGACTGTCTATCCGGTCACCGCGAGCGTTAACTCCCATATTTCCCACAGCACGTACATGTTCATTCTGTAGTCTTAAAGACCCTATATCAACTTGTTTGCCCCGTGCGGTTCTATATATTTTAGTTGTCATTTGTTTCTCCTAATACGTGTATTTAACGTAAAAATTCACTAATGCTTAATTTATACGTGATGCTATTGATTCTGTGTACGCCCAGTTTATACAAAATAAAACTAGCCACACTACTACCTCGCCCAACACCCCATATTAATTGATTATCACGCATTGTATCTACTAGATATTTTAAATAACGCAATAAATCAAATAAATTTCGTTCTTGGTACAATAGCAATTCTTCGCCTACACGCTGCAGTTCTACTTCATCATCGCCACACAGATCCAATACATACTGAGCTATGTCCAAATCTCGATACTGTTGAGGCATGTGCCAATTTTTTTGATTGTTACGATCCCAATCAGCTATCTCAGTATCGTCATTTGTTTGGCTGACGAAAAACGGCAAAGGTCCCAGTAATTTGACTGCTTCTTCGATTTTAACCGAGTCATCTACTAACACGTTTTTTAATACGTCAACATCATGACCTTTCATGAGAATGTCGCAGACATCATCTTCATTAAAAATCATTTCACCAAATTTATTTTGTCTCATCAGTTCTTTTGAAATCAGCGAATACCACAGTATTTCCTGACTCTGTGGCCGTGTTGGACATTTGGTTATCCCAATTCAATTCTAACTCACGCCAAACACTATTTTGTGTTATTTTAACAATCTTTTCGGAATTAGTCAACTGAGGATCGGCATGTGTAAGGTCAGATGTACGCCACCAGTCAGGAACGATTAAGTCACTCATGTTTTCTTGCTCGCTGTGTATGTATATCATACCGTCGCCCAGCTGACTGCTAATTTCAATTTCACCTATTAACATTTTGTTTTCAGTTATAGCTGATAATTTATAAAATAACATAATGCCTATCAATTGATCAGCGGGTTCAGACGGCAGTGTGGTGATATTTATGCCGGCGGCAATAAATTTTTTGGCTTGTTCTACATCGTCTTCGGCAATAAAAACACAACTATCAATTTCATTATAGATAAAGTGTTTGATACGATCAAACGCCATGTTGGTAATGTACGAACTTTCGCTGTTTGTCATCATAAAAATCTTGGCAGTGTAGTTGTTCATTATCAATTGATTATGAAAATAAACTCCTGCGTTAAAAGTGATTGGATATATTAGTCTAACATTCATTATGATACGTCTATCATTCCGTCATATCCAGTATCCTTTTGATTTTTCTTAAGTTTTTCCTGATATTTGTTTTGATAACTTTCGATGGCCATTCTCAATTGATTACAGAGATCATGATTGCCAATTCTATAGGCTATTGCTAATTTTTTATTGAGTTGTGTAACTACAGAGCTGAGTTCTTCAGCTTCTAGATTGTTTATATTGCCAATTAAAGGATGTTCCATATAGTATATTATATAGAATTTATTTTAAAATGTCAATTAAAAATGGCACTGTTGTTGCCAATACATATCCAACTGCCATTTGACATTAGTAAAGTACATGCTTGACCATGGTTTGATAAAATAATATTCCCCGACGCACCTGATTGCCAAGATGCCGACGCAACTTGGCAAGTCATTGTTCCTACAAAATTAGTCATGGCCAAAACTTTAATTTGTCCTATAACTCCCGATGCCAAAGTGGTTGCAATAGCTCCGCCTGAAGTGTTTATATAGCTTGTTGTATAAGATAAACTTAACGCAGTACTAGTACTTACTGTTTCGTTGCTGGCGTTGAAAGGGGTAAGAAGTTTATTATTGCCGCTGATTGTAATGGTAGTTCCATTATCTGATGAACCAAATGAAAACTTAACAACAACAGGACTGGAAAAATATAATGTATTATTAGAACTATTCCACCCTACTATCTGCTGGTTTACACTGACTGCAGCGGGAAATGTGATATACTGTGTACTTGGATCAGTTATGGTAAATTGTACTTCTACTGCTCCATATTGTCCGGCAATGGGCCAATTGCTAAATCCCAGTGTAACTGGTCCGCCCAAAGTTAAGGTTTGATAGTGCCCTGAAGCGTAATTTATATTTACCGATCCAGTGAGCATTCCCAAAGCCACTGCCGGAGTAGCAAAATCACTGAATAAAGCATTGATCAACGGACCGTTGTTCATGTTATTCTGAGTAGACAAAGCGGCTCCGCCGGATAATTGGGCATTGACTATTACTTTATTTTGCAAATCTGTAATTTCATCTGCGGCATATTGAAAATTTGTGCTGGTATTAGTAAAGTTATCTCTAAACCCCTGCGAATTGTTATCTTGTCCAGCGACTGGATAAGCCCCATTTATATTATTTGGATTGATTAATGACGTCATTTTTATTCCTAGTTATGTTAATATTTAGCTAATTTAATAGCTGAATTAAATCTTATGATCCGCGTATCCAAGCCGCTTGGAAAAAACATCCTGTTGATGCGCCTATCTGCCAAACTCCTGTATTAGAATACACCGCCGCCAATATTTGAAGATAATCAGTAGTGCCATTAAGATATACTAAAGTGCTGACACTGCTGTTTGTTACTGTTCCCCAAGTAGATGTCAAAACAGTTTGTGGTCCCGACGCTACAGCACTACCATTTTTGTTTAGTATTAATGCGGCTGCTATTTCTTCTGTTCCTGATACGTATTGAGGTAGCATACTGGCATTTACTTGATACCACCCAGGAACTTGAGGTGTAAATTGCCCGTTTGAAAAATTGTAGTAATTGCCGTCATCAGCAAGTATACCATTATATTTTAGCACTGTTGTTGTTTGATTAGTCAATGAGCTGTTTGCCGCAGAATATGTGGCAAATATGGGTCCAGATAAATTTACTGCCGTTACATTTCCCGACACACTGATATTATTAGCCGACAAATTGCCCGAATAAGTTGGTAGATACGCAGAAACGTTGGCATTTCCATAAGCCGCTGGCAATCCGGTTAGTTGACTGCCATTTCCAAAAAACACACTGCCTGATATGTTACCAGTAGTAGAAACATTGCCAGTAAAACTTTGTAGATAACTAGTGACATTACTGTTGCTGTAGTTGTTAACACCGCCAGTTATACCGCTAAGATAGTACCCATTGCCTAAAATATAACTGCCAAATACATTGCCTGCTGTAGACACGTTACTGGTTAATACTTGAAGGTAACTTCTCACGTTAGAGTTACTGTAATTTTTAGTAACTCCACTCAGCTGACTACCGTTGCCTATAAAATAGCTGGCAGCGACATTACCTGCTGTAGACACATTACTGGTTAATACTTGTAGATAACTAGCGACATTGGAGTTACTATAACTGTATCCGCCGCCCGATATGCCACTAAGAAAATATCCGTTACCCAGAATATAATTTCCAGATACATTACCTGAGTTAATGTTGCCTACAGTAATATTACCTGATATTGACGCTGTGCTGGCAAACACTATATTTGCGTAAGTATTTCCAACTACTGTTAAACTACTGAGATTTCCTACACTAGTGATGTTAGCTTGTATGTTTGATACAACCGTATTAGCCGTTGCGACATTAAGCTGGACAGCTTCAAAATTGGCATCTAGCTCACTTAGCTGTAAGCTTGTGGTTGAATTGGCAAAACTATAAGGTACGGTCATTTTTATCTCTTTAGTATATTTATAGGTTAATTAGAAGTCCAGGGGATTCCAATATTGGAATTATTTAACCAAACTATGGCGCGTGATTGATTATTCAGCCACAATGCTATGTTGGTTTCCGGCACGCTTAATATGTTTCGTCTTGGGAAAATTAAATATTTGTCATAAGCGTCAGTGTTGGTATTTAAGTCAGTTGGAATATTGAACTGTAAGCTGTTGCCATCAAATACTGTTTGACGCCCTGGAACCACAGTGACATTAAACGTTGCCCCTAATCCGTATCCTACAAAAGTAGCACTATCTAAATTAGAAAAAGTAAGACCATTGGCAGCAAAAGCCGCTGTACCATAATATATTATTTGTGTAATAGCTCCGTTTGAGTCAACATCTGCAACTGTAATAATTGCCCAGTTGTCGGGATTGATGCCCAGCATATCTGTTCCGGATATAGCAAGTTGACTGCCAATTCCGTAATTATAGCCACCTGACTGTATGGAAATGTCATAATTCCACAGCACATCAAATGTAGTAGAAGTGCCTGGTGTCGGAACCCATTCTTGGGTGTCAAGATTCCAATTAACAGATAGTGAATCATCTAGCTCATATCTATCTACTTCAAAATCCACTAGATTCAAACTGTCACCTATGGTGTTTTGTATCTCATAAGCTATTTTGCCGCTAGCTCCTGGTACTGTGTAAGCTATTACCCAAGCTGGGGTAAATCCCAATACATTGCCGTTAGTTTGTTTTGACAGCATCCATAACGGTAACATGTTGCTT